CGGCCTACCACAGCCGTCGAAACGACAGGTGAGCGGCTGTACCTCCTGCTGCAAGGACATCGACAACAGCAGGTGAAGCCGTGGGAGGGCTATGGTGTTGGTGTGCGTCTGGCCGCCGTGTCGTGAGTCGATGAGGATGCACCCGTTCTGAATGTGCGCCCACGGCTGATTGCAGTGGGCGCAGGGTAACGGAAATAGATGTTGCATTAACGCCTATGATATTGTGGGGGCAAGGAGCCTTCTAGCATCTCCTTTGCCTCCAGATAGGAAACAACCCGCCGTTCCAACTCACACCGGCAGTTTGATAAACACTGGCCATCCATCCATGCCGGTACACTCTCCCCAGGAAGGGGCAACACTCCCACCGACTGCCACCCTGCGTTGACGAGGTAGGTACACAACTCGCAATGCTCGGCTACACCTAGCTTGCGCCGCTCGATGACCGTCTCTCCGCTGCCAACCTTAGGTAGCGCCTGGAACGCCCAGTAGTGCTTGCGCGCCGTACCGATGTACATGTCAATGCGGGCTGAGATTTGGGCCGGGGATAGCGATCCCCCCATGATCTCCACACCGAACCGTAGCAGCCGGCTCATCTCATCACGAATCGAGCGGTCGATGACGGCAAACTGTTGGCTAGTCAGCCGGTCTACCCCACCGGCCCCCAGGGCCGCATACTGCACATGTAACCGCTGCAACTGTTGCGCCGTAGCCATGTACCAGGCAGGACCGGGGATCTGGGCATCTGCCAACGCCAAGCCTAGATTGCGCAATACGTCAGCGTTGCCTTCTTCCAGAGCGCCCATCAGTTGATAAAGCACACGGGTAGACACAAATCGCCCACGGCTATCCCGGTAGCGACCGGCTGCCACATCAAAGCGGTATCCGGGAGGAAGGTTAGGGAGAGTGCTACCCATCACTCACCTCCGCTGTCAGCAGCCGCTTATATTTCAGCGGAACACTGGAAGTGTTCCACCAACCAACCACCGCTTCCCGCTTGGCATCCCGCAAGCCGCCGATAGCCCACTTCTCGAAGAGCCAACGCTGAATCACGTACATATCTTGTACGTTGTTGGTTTGCTTAGCGATTTCATCGGCGTCGAGTGGGGGGACACCGGCCAAGATGAGGCGTTGGGCTACCTGTGCTTGGGTCATAGAGTGCTGTCCGCTGTTTGCGGCCCAAGTCGCACAGGGTAATAGACGCCACCCCACGCCAACGTCATAGTATCAAAGGCGATCTTAATCATCGCCGGCATTTCAACCATTACCACCGGCTCCCCTTTGGGGACGTAGCCGATGGTGATATGTGGCGTGAAGCCGTGGGTTGATTCCACTGATAATACAGCCGATAGTGAATCAATCAATGCCTGTCGGAAGCTGGGTAGATCCGGCGCGTCAAAGTTGAGATAGACGGCATCGGCATCGTCCCCGTTGAAACGGCCCCATCCGTTGACGACGCCCGTCAGCGCCGGCTGTGTCACGGTATCGGCAAAGGCACGTAGGTTGACTAGCAGATGCTCAGGGAAGATCCCGGACTGCTGTAGCTCCGACGCTTTGCCCAGATAGGCTAAGGTGACATGATGTTCAATCGACGGCAGCATCGTACTTTCCGCCGGCCACACTGCTTCCAGCTTGGGCACGGTATCAATGGGCAGGAAGAAGGCCACCATCACACTATCGCTATAGTCGGTGTCACCTACGCCTTTTACAGCTAGGGAGAACGGTAGAGACTTGGCACTGTCTTGGGTTGGGGTGCAGATCCAAAATTGCATAATATCCTCAAATGAACGTACATATCTTGTACGTGATTACGCGGCTTCACCATCGGCGGCCGGCTTATCGGTCACCTGCTTGCCATCCGGCTGGACTTCATCTTGGGTAGGTTGTTCCGGCTGCTGTGTGGCAGCGGAGAACCCAAAGATCGGATCTCCTTCCTCCTCGCTCAAATACTGCTTCCAGAAAAGAGCGTCTGAGCCACCGGGCCGGTCTTTTCCTGTGTCAACATATTGCATGGTTATCGCTCCTTCCATGTGGTCAAGTCAATCATCGCATCCCAGCTATCATGCCCACGTTCGACATCCAACATGAACGCCTTGCCCAGATCCATGCTCATGTCAGGCGGGACATCGTTGTTGGTAATATCACTACCCTTGAGCTTATGTCCGTCTGGGTGCTTGTAGGTGGCCACATCCTGCGGGGACCGAAAGTCAGGTGTCCAGTCATCTAGCCCTGGTATTTCCTTGGCGGTTAGCCATGCCTTGAAGCGGTTGTTGATCACGTTGATATGGCGTGGGTCTTCATACTGAGCGCCTTCCTTGGCCCAGGCATAGCGCCCGATGGTGAGGTCGGCTAGCAGGTGCGCCTTCTCGTAGCCATTGGCGGCCAGCGTGCGGAACCACGCTCTAGCAGCCGTTGTCCCCAGCCCTCTATCTAGATATTCATCTTGGAATGATAAAAGTTCCAGGCGTGCGCTTTTGCCATCAGGATCAAGCTGGCGGATAAAGGTTCCTGCGACTTTCATGCCATCCATCCAACGCCCGGAAATGGCTAAGCCATAATCACCATCTTCCTCGATTTCCACTCTGGCTTTTAGACCTTCCAAGTCAACGATGGCCCCCAGGTCTTCCAGTGTGAAGTTGTAGCGCTTGAGGGCGTCCAGATCGCCGGTGATGCGCACACGCTCATTGTACTCAAAGGTCTTAGGCTTGGGTGGGGGTGGTGGCTCTTTTTTGACTGGGCGCGGCAGGTCGGCAAACATCAGGTTAAGCGGATCATCCGGCGCAACATCGTCGGAAAAGATGCGGTTGATCGGGTCATCGGCTGCGATGTCAGGTAATCCCACACCGCGCGGGGATGACCCACCGCGCTCGCCGGGTCTGCCGGCATGGCCGAAATACCCACTGCCTGCGCCACCCTTAGCGGCGCCCTTGCGGGATGGTACAGCGTCTTTCTGGAGTAGCGTAATCTGGCCCTGCTTCCCGTAGGGGATACCCAGGCCGGCTAACACGTAGTAGTTGCCCAGGATGGCGGCCCAGGTGAATGGCTCCCCGTCGCCAGTGGTCACCGTGTCGCCGTTGTCGGTCACGGTCTGGATCGGGCCGCTCCCCAAGTAGACGGTTTCCCCTACCTTCCCTTGGCGCTTGGCTTGCTCTTTGGCTTGGGCACGCAACGCGTCTTTCTTCTGGCCGGCGAACTCTTCGGCCTTCTTGCGCTTGTTGTAGGCATCCTCGATCTTCTGCTGTTCTTCGGCCTGATTCTTCCCCTTCTTCCCGCTGCCCTGCTTGGCGGTTGGCAGCTTGGGGTTGAAGGTAGATCCTCCGCCTTTGGCCTTTTCTTTGGCCAGTTCCGTCTCGGTGTCAATCTGCGCTCGCAGGGCTTCCCCTAGCTCGGAATCATCAGAGAGCGCGGTCATGATGCGATCGACGGCTACCTTCTGCCGTTGGCCCCCAGCCTTGTAGAGTTGACTCAGGTCGTATAGTTGCTTGATCACCGGCCCCTTGAAGCCCAGTTGATAGAAATGTTTACCGGCGTTGTTGGCAAGGAAGTTCCCCGGCTCCCCGGCCCCCAGACGTTGTTTGGCAACTTGCATGGCCTGTGTGCGTGAAACGGGCCGGGTTGACACGCCGGTGGGCTTAGCGGTGGGTTTGGGTGGCGTAGCACCGCTGCCGGCGGTAGACGGGCTTGGGCCGCCGTTGTCATCGCTGCCACCGCGCTGGCCGGGGCGCCCACTGTGGCCGAAGTTTCCAGAACCGGCGCCCCCCTTCTCGCTGTGCTGCCAGGGCGCCATTTTCTGCCACGCGGCAAACACCCGTTGAAAATCCGCATCAATGGCTGTGATAGCCGCCTCTTTAGCCTGCTGTAGGACATCCATCGTTAAGCCCCAGTCTCGTAACTGCCGACGTAGTAATCGTCCGTGGCATATTTGTTCCAGGGTAGGCGCAAGTGAAAACCGTCGAAGCGATAGACATCAGCGCGCTTGCCGTCTGCCGACAGGATGATTCCGATGGTCAGCGGCTGGATCTCTTTACCAGCTTCCGTGCTCATGCGTTCAAGCAGGGCGTGTTTGCGCTTGAGGATTTCGCTTTCCTTCCACTTGTTGTGCTCGCGCTTCTGTTCAGCGCTCATCTGTTTCAGCGCTTCCTGCTCAGCTTTCCCCGGTTGGCCTATCGTTGCACGCCAGTGCATGGCGCTTTTGCCATTGGTGGCCATGCCGGTCTTCACTTCCACCGCATACCCGTTGCCGGCCACATCAAACGGCGCGTTGTTGACCCCTTGGTTCACCGTGCCAAACGGCACGCCATGCTGGTCGGTCAGCAGAGACATCACCAACTGCTCCCCGATAGCACCGGTCTGCAATTTGGATAGGGTAGACTCGGCCTGTTCCGGCTCACCGTTCCAGACCTTGACATCAATCGGCTTGGGGACCTTCAGTGTGATGTCAACGGACGTACCGGCAATCGTCACCCCTATGGGTAAACTGCCACCCCGTTCCCCTGGTCTCCCGACGTGACCGTGGTTCCCGCTCCCCAGCCCACCTTTCAGCGCTGCTGCTACAGCTTCAGCGGTAAAGTCGCTTCCTATCCAAAAGAGGATCGCACTCTTCCCGGCTTGAGACATAGGAGAGGTAAGGGCGTCCGTGATTTGTTCAACCGGCGTATCACCATCCGCTAAAAACAGGCTCATGATTGCACCCTCCGAATGGCGTTGAGCGCTGCCGTCAAGATAGCCTCCTCCTCCACAGCCTTCAACGGCGCCTGTAGCAATTTCGGCTCTTTGCCGATCATGGCGTTGATAAGCGCTTGTTCGGTCGGGGAAGCCGTAGGCTTGGCGCCGGGGAGTTGCTTGGCGGTTCCCGGTGCGCCGGGTGTCATGCCAGGGCCGGTGGCTTGTGTAGCCCCCTCGCCGGTCAGCAGCGGTAACAGTTGCGGCGCGTAGAGCAGTGGCACATCATCGAGTAACGGTTGGAGCTTGGCTAACCTCCCGGTCAGTTTGAGCGGCTTCAATCCCAACTCCTTGCGATTCTCATTCAAGGTGCGCTGGGGAGAGTAGGCGGCGTATTCGCTGACATCCTGCGCACGGTCAGCCGGTACCAAGTCGTTAGCTACTAGCCGATACTGTTTGTTGCCGTAGTTGTAGAAGGGCAGCAGTTTGTGGGTAAGCGTGTCGGCGATGTGGTTGCACAGCGGCTGAATGGCGTCACGGGCTAGGGCCTGCTCGGCTGCTAACCGGCTTTGTCCACTACTCGCCTCATTCAAGCCTTCGGGGATCTTAAACACCCGGCGCACTTCCGAAGCAGAGTATTCCAGATGTTCCAGCACCTGCATGTCGGCAATCGAATGCTGGATCACCTTTACGTCCATCGTCCCGGAGCGGGTGATTGCCGTGCGCCGCCGGCCGCCGAACTGTTCCCGAATATCGGTTTCGATGATCTTGAACTGATCGTCGTCTAACTCCGGTGGCAGGCTGATGACGGCGGCAGGAATGGCGTTGTCTTCCCCAAAATGGGTGCCTAGCCAGTGCGATTCTGCATAGCTGCTATCCAGGTTCATCTGGAGCGCCGAGAGTTTGGATAGCCCCTGCCACAGGCTGAACGGGTTGTTGGTGCGGAAGTGGATCACATTCTCTCCAGGCAGGAGAATGCTTTGATCCAACATGTACTCATAATCTAGGGTGAGCTGGCCGGTGACAGCGGAGATGCGCAGGAGGTCAGGCCGGGGCCGCAGGCGGTTGACGGGTAGCGGCCAAAGCTCAGTGGGCTTGCCGGCGCCGGGATACTCACTCACGATGAACCAGTAGCAGTTGCCATGAAGTGGTTCCGTCCACGGGATGTCGGTCAACAGGAAGGAGCCGGTCATCAGGTCATTGGGATCGCTCAGGAGGTCCAAGACGGGGTGACGCTTCAGGTCAACCCACTCCTCTCCCCGGCGTTCCTGCATTTTGAAGTTGTCCCAGGAACCGATGCGGCTGGCGATGGTGTCCACCGCTGACAGCACATGCGGGTTGGTGACAGCTAGGCGCATGTAGTGGTCTAGATCGCCGGTGCCAATGCTAATTCCGGCACGCGCAGAAGAGCGCAGAATGGCATAGGCTGGATTCGGCGCCCGGAGATTGATGGTATTCGACTTTTCGGCCCCCCTCCAGCCGATAGCGGACAGAACTCTGGAAAAGATACTCATCGGCTGGCCCTCTCAGGTAAACAAATTTTGTATTATTATATCACATGTTTTATTTTATTTGTAATATTTACGATTAAACTAAAGCGAATATTGAGGTCGGCGGATCGGGTGCGAAGGTGAGGCAGAGAGCATCGGCACGATTTGGGCTTCTCCCCAACCGCTTCTTCATATCTTTCTTTTCTTCTACTTTGATAAACTTCCCCACCTGTTCATAGGTGGGGGTCAGCAGTTCTTCAATCAACTCTTCATCGGGTGGCAGCATGGCACCGGGATCGGTGCGCAACCACTCCCGTACACTCCACCACAGTTGATCACGTAAGATACGGAATTCCCCGTCTTCCGGCTTCTTGGTGGCCTTCTCCTGCGTTTTGATGGCGACTGCCACATTCCCGTAGCCCTTCACCTTGCGCCGCCTCAACTCCTCCCTGATGTCTGGGGGAACGCCGGCGCCGATACCGTTGGCATCGACAAAGGTAAAGCCGATGTTGCGCGTCATGTAGATGTCCACGGCTTTGCGGGCGGTGGCTAACGTGTCTACCCCGTTCCAGACGGTGTATGGCGCCACCCAACCGCCATAGCGCAGACAGACGGCGCTATCATCATCGCCGAACTCACCCACGTCCAGCCCCATGCGGGCTTTGATGCCTTGGGGCGGCCTCTCCCCAAACTTGGCGACATAGGCGTGCCACCGTGCCACAGCATTGCTTATCCACTCCTCACTGATGAGTTGGTTACTCGCCTGAGCGGGATACCGAGCTAGTACCATATAGGCCAGGCGGCCATCAGTGATCTTGCGCGTGCCGGCTGGTAGGGGTGCATACTCCCCGCCTGTTTTCTTGGTGGTGGTTGTACCTATCAGGTAAGAGGGTATGTCGAAGCAGTACTTGGCATCGGCCTCTTCCCCTGGGGCTAAAGGGCGGGACCAATCATTGATGCGCTGCACCGTCTTCTCGCGCGTGACGGCGCCCTTGATCGAATCAATGCCGGTGACGACGTTGGGGTGGTCTAATGCTGACAGGGTGACGACATGGGCCTCCCGGTTGGTCTCCTTCTTGTACACCGGCCCCACGGAGCTGCGGGGATTAAACATGATAAGCAGACGACCGTGCCCACCGGATAGACAGCTTTCGATGCCGTTATAGACCTCGTTGGGTACGGCGTCGCCTTCGTCGATGATGAAGAGCAGGTAGGGTGCATGTTTCCCGCTGAACCGGGCTTCCCGCTGTTCTGGCGTGCCGGCGGCGGGAATGGTATTCCCCGTAATAAACTCATCATCACTACGCCTGATATTCAAATAGGTATAGGTATCCCCCTGAAACAACTTGGGATGCTTGGTAAATAAACTTCCGATCTCGCCCCATAGTAACCCTGTTAGATTGCTTAAAGGGGGTGCTGCCGCCGTGTAAATCTTCGCGCCGGGATGGCATTTGTAGAACCAGGCGGCGATACGGGCAGCGATAAAGGTCTTACCGGTGGCGTTGCCGGACCGGGCTACCGTCTCCGGGTAATCCCGCACAGAAAGCAGAATGCGCTCTAGGTCTGGGGTGAGCGTATCACGCAACTCATTGCGCACAAACCCGATGGGATCTTGCTGATATTCGGTGTAGAGACGGGGAGCGGCGGTAGCTTGGAGAGTGGCGGCGTCTTTCTTGGCATCCCGAATGAGGTTATTGATGCTTTTTAAGCTAACGTTGGGTAGTTGCGGAATCATTACAATCGGCGGGAATCCTCAAGGTAATATCACTTTTCCACTGGAATGCCCATTGCCGCCATATCTTGACGTATAGCATTCCAGTGCGATCCCATAACCGTACCGGCAACAGGGTGACGATCCAAACCCGGCGCAACGACTGGCCCCCACCAGCGTCCGTCGAATTCAGGCAACTTCCCAAATAATGCTCGCAATGTTTCACCCATCAGATACCAGCCGATCGCATTGCCGTCATCTAGAACGTATACCATTGCGGCGGGGATGGCAACACTACACCAGATGCCATTGAACCAATATAGCCCCCGCACCGTGGGCGCTGTCGTCTCCCCGTTGCGGTGCGTGTATAGTTCGGTCATTTATCACCTCTGTTGGCTGCTGAACGAACAAGTTCGAGTACCTGCTGCTGCGTTACACCGGCTTCCTGCGCTGCCAGGGAAGCCACCAAAAGGCCATAGAAGAAATCTGGATCGATGCCGGCTTGGGCTAACTCTTGGCGCCAGTCGCCTACACTCAATTTCTCCTGATCCATCTCGGCAGACTTGCGCGCCAACCGGCTGGCCTCTTCCACTGTGCGCGTCACGTCC